GGGATTATGATGTCCCTAGCGAGGACGTTTGGCGCGAGTGCTTGCGCGTGTTGAAGCCGGGCGGTCACTTGCTGGCGTTCGCCGGTACGCGGACGCAACACCGCATGGCGGTTCGTATCGAGGACGCGGGCTTTGAAATCCGCGACATGATTGCATGGCTTTACGGGAGCGGGTTTCCGAAATCTCTCGACGTATCGAAGGCGATTGACAAGGCGGCTGGGGCGAAGCGTGAGGTCGTTGGTTTCGATGCGTCCAAGTTTCGCTCGAACCGCGTTAATCGCGGGTTGGTGAACTCGGCGGGCGGAAGCGGCTTTCATGCCGATAACGGCGCCACAATCACCGCCCCCGCCACAGACGCCGCCCGCCAATGGCAAGGCTGGGGGACCGCTCTAAAGCCCGCCATGGAGCCGGTCACTGTTGCTCGCAAGCCGTTGGTTGGAACGGTTGCCGAAAACGTGCTTGCGCATGGAACAGGAGCGATCAATGTGGACGGGTGTAGGGTGAACAGCGGAGGAACGCACAGTAGCGCCAAAAGTGCTGGACTAGGCAGGGGGCACGGTCAACACAAAGGTCATGGCCGTTATAACGGGGTCGGAGGCGTCGTCATTCCGCCGCACCCCGAAGGCCGCTGGCCCGCGAACGTCATTCACGATGGGAGCGATGAGCCGGTCAGGTTGCTGGGGAACGCCGCCCGTTTCTTCTATTGCGCCAAGGCCGCGAAAAAAGATCGCGGCAGAGGTAACAATCATCCGACCGTCAAGCCCACCGACTTGATGCGTTACCTAGTGCGTCTCGTAACGCCGCCCGGCGGCGTGGTGCTGGACCCGTTCATGGGCAGTGGATCAACCGGCAAGGCTGCAAAGCTGGAGGGGTTTGGCTTCATAGGGATTGAGCGAGAAGAACAATACATTGAAATAGCCCGCGCCAGAATTGACGCTGCGCGGCCAGTTATGGGGATGCTCGATGTCTAGCACTCTCGTTTCTACCGGCTGGCACTGGCAGTATGGCTGGTTGCGCCGCCCGGACCTCGATGACGCCAACGGCTACTGCTACGAGGAGCCAGACGGAGATCTCGTCTACACTCAGTCGCTACGCCATCGAAAGGCCATGCGGCTCGCGTGCTGGCGAGAGGAAAGCACTGGCGAGACATATCTGGCGATATGTCACGCGCCGTGCGCTGCGCACAAGTGGGCCAAATGATCATCAACCTAAACGGCCAGTATATCGACGTAGAGGGCCAGCTACTCTCAATCTCCAAAGCGGAGTGCGAAGAGTCGCTGGCCGAGTTCATTCGGCAGGCGTGGCACATCATCGAGCCGGGCGCTGACTACATCCATGGCTGGCATATCGACTTCATCTGCGAGCACCTCGAAGCAATCACAGACGGCGTCGAGCTTGATGACGGCTCGCCCTACAACCGCCTTCTGATCAACGTGCCGCCCGGCACCATGAAGTCGCTCATTACGAATGTCTTCTGGCCCTCGTGGGAGTGGGGGCCGCGCAACATGCCCCACTTGCGCTACGTCTGCGCGGCGCACTCGCAAGACCTGTCCATCCGCGACGGGCTGCGCATGCGCCGCCTGATCTCGTCCGAGTGGTATCAGGCGCGCTGGGGCGACCGGGTCACGCTGACCGGCGACCAGAACCAGAAGACCAAGTTCGAGAACACCGCGACCGGGTTCCGGCAGGCGACCGCGTCCGGCTCCATCACCGGCGCTCGTGGCGACCGGGTCATCATCGACGACCCGCACTCAGTCGAGGGCGCGAACTCCGACGCCATGCGCCGCTCGACCAACGAGTGGTTCCTCGAAGCCGTCCCGACGCGCCTCAACAACCCGAAGCGCTCGGCCATCATCGTCATCATGCAGCGCCTTCACGAAGAGGACGTGTCCGGCATCATCACGGAGAAGCAGCTAGGCTACGACCACATCATGCTGCCCATGCGGTACGACGAGACGCGCCACTGCGTGACCATGCTGGGCATCGAGGATCCGCGCGCCGAGGACGGCGAGCTGCTGTTCCCGGCCCGGTTCCCTGAGGACGTAGTGGACCGCGACGAGAAGGTCATGGGGCCCTACGCGACCGCCGGCCAGTTTCAGCAGCAGCCCACGCCGCGAGGCGGTGGCGTCATCAAGGCGAGCTGGTGGCAGCCATGGGACGCCGACGCCTACCCGCCCATGGACTTCGTCATCGCCAGCTTGGACACGGCCTACACGACCAAGCAAGAAAACGACTACAGCGCGCTCACAATCTGGGGCGTGTTCTCCCGCGACAACACCATCGCGCTGGCGAACAAGGTCGCCAGCCGGGACGGCGAGAGCATCGCCGAGATCCAGCGCTACTACGTCGAGGGCGCGCCTCGCGTCATGCTCATGGCGGCATGGCAGGAGCGGATCGAGCTGGCCGAGCTGGTCGAGAAGGTGAACGCCTCTTGCCGCCGCATGCGCGTGGACAAGCTTCTGATCGAGTCCAAGGCCGCCGGCATCTCGGTGGCGCAGGAGCTGCGGCGACTTTACGGCGCGGAGGATTTTGCAGTACAGCTCGTCAATCCGGGGGCGATAGACAAGCTTGCGCGGCTCTACAGCGTGCAGCACCTGTTCTCGGAGGGTCTGATCTACGCCCCCGACCGGCACTGGGCGGATCTCGTCATCAGGCAGTGCGAGGTCTTCCCGAAGGGCAAGAACGACGACTTGGTGGACACCGTGGCTCAGGCGCTGCGCCACCTGCGCGAGCTTGGCATGCTGTCCCGCTCTGCGGAACGGTCGGCGGAGATCGAGGACCAGCTTATGCACCGCGCGGGCGCTCCCGCGCCGTTGTATCCGGTTTGATGGAGGTAGGAGTTGTGAGCCAGCGAATACTTGCCCGCGCCATCGTGGACGTGGAAGAAAACCCGAGCCCGTTCAAGCTTGGACGGTTCCGGGTGGAGGTTTTCGGCGACGAACCTCACGACTACGTCCGCGTCTATACCATTCAGGCGAAATCTGATACTCTCGCCGCGCAGGAAGGTCTTCGGCTGTTTGTCGAGGAAATCGAGCTTTTACTTTCTGAAAAGGCGTAACAATGGCCGGTCTCGTTAATCCCAACATCCGCCTGCCCGGCCTGCCTGAGCCGGAACTTCCGAAGGTGATTATCGAGGCCGGCACCGACGTGCCCGACGTGGACACGCAGGGCAACATCCTGCGGATTGACCACGCCGATGGCTCGGTCACGGTCAGCCTCGACGGCAAGCCCATCGATGGGCCGGGCTCTCGCAAGGCTGGCGGCTGGTTCGACAATCTGGTGGACCAGATCGAAGGCATGGAGCTGGCGCGGATCGCCGACGACTTGCTGCGCGGCATCGATGACGACATCCGCAGCCGGCAGGAATGGATTGACGACCGGGCGCAGGGCATCAGCCTTCTGGGCCTCAAGATCGAGATCCCCGGCCTTCAGGGCGCGTCCGATGGCGCACCCGTCGAGGGCATGAGCAAGGTTCGCCACCCGCTCCTGCTGGAGGCGGTGCTTCGCTTTCAGGCCAACGCCCGGTCTGAGCTTCTGCCGACCGATGGCCCGGTGAAGATCCGCAACGACAACAACAACGCCGATCTGGCGCAGGACCAGCTCGCCCGCGCTCTTGAGCGCGACTTAAACCACTACCTGACCGACACCGCGTCCGAATACTACCCGGACACCGACCGCATGCTGCTCATGCTCGGCTTCGGCGGGACGGCGTTCAAGAAGGTGTACTTCTGCCCGCTCAGGAACCGCCCGGTGAGCGAGACCGTGGACGCGGACGACCTGATCGTCAGCAATGCCGCGACGGACCTGAGCAACGCCAAGCGCATCACGCACCGGACGTACCTGCGGCCCTCGACGGTCAAGCGGCTCCAGCTTCTAGGCGTCTATCGCGACATCGACCTGTCCCAACCCCGCTCGGCAAATCTGGACGCCGTGCAGCGTGCCCAGCGGTCGGCGCAAGGCATCTCTGACACGGCCACCAACCCGGACGACCGTGACCGCGAGATCTACGAGTGCTACTGCGAGCTGGACATTCGTGGCTTCGAGCATCGCTACAAGGGCAAGGAGACGGGCCTCGAAATCCCCTACCGCGTGACCATTGATGTGTCCTCGCGTGAGATCCTCTCGGTGGTGCGCAACTACGATGAGGACGACGCGGAGCTGCCCGAGGCGCGCGTGAACTTCGTCAAATACACGTTCGTTCCGGGCTTCGGTTTCTACGACATCGGCCTTTTGCACATTCTGGGCAACACCACCAACGCGGTGACTGCTGCATGGCGCGAAATGTTGGACGCGGGCATGTTCGCCAACTTCCCCGGCTTCCTGATGGCCGACATGGGCGGGAGGCAAAACACCAACATCTTCCGAGTGCCGCCGGGTGGCGGCGCGCTGGTGAAGACCGGCGGCATGCCGATCAATCAGGCGATCATGCCGCTCCCGTACAAGGAGCCCGGATCCGCCCTGATGAACCTCGCGTCGAACATGGCCGAGACGGGTCAGCGCATTGGTGGGACGGCTGAAATCGCGGTGGGCGAGGGCCGGGCCGACGCGCCCGTGGGCACCACGCTCGCCATGATTGATCAGGCCACGAAGGTGCTCAACAGCGTTCACAAACGCATGCACGCGGCGCAGGCCGAGGAATTCAAGCTGCTGGTACGGTGCTTCAAGGAGCATCCGGAGAGCTTCTGGCAGCGCTGCAACAAGCCGACAATCCAGTGGGACGAGCAGACGTTCCTCAAGGCCATCAACGACTGCGATCTGGTCCCGCAGGCCGACCCCAACACGGCGAGCCAGACCCAGCGCATGATGAAGATCATGGGGCTGAAGCAGCTTCAGCAGGCCAGCCCGTCGCTGTACGATCCAATTGCGATTGATAGCGCCGCCTTGCAGGCCATGGGCTGGAGCAACCCGCAGCAGTTTATGGTGCCGCCCTCCTCGCTTCAGCAGAAAGATCCGCCCGAGGTCGAGTACGCCAAGGCGAAGCTGGCCATCGAAAAGCAGAAGGCCGACGCCGACACCATGCGGGCGCAGGCCGACGTGCAGAAGACGATGGCCGAGGCCGGAGGCCAGCAGGAAGGCCAGCCCGATCCGCTCAAGGTGGCGGAGTTGCAGCTTCGCGAGCGCGAAATGGCCTTCAAGGGGCAGGAAGCGGAGCTTGAGTCCCTCAATCGCGAGCGCGAGCGCGAGAGCCGCGAGCGTCTCGCCGCCGTGCGCTTGGCGCAGGACATTGCCAAGAACCCGATGGGCCTGCCCATCGTCCAGAACATGCTCGATCCGGCGATGCTACAGCGTCTCCAGAGCAACGAGCCCCCGCTGACGGAGCAGTAAGATGGCCGGAGAGAAGCTGGTTCGGCGGGCGCTAGAGGCGGTCAGGAAGCCTGCTGCTGCGCCCCGTGAGGGCATTCGCGCTTATCACAGCTCTCCTCATGACTTTGACAGGTTCGATCTGAGCAAGATCGGGACGGGTGAGGGCGCGCAAGCCTATGGGCATGGGTTGTATTTCGCAGAAAGCCCTAAAGTTAGCGGTCAGGGCGGCGATTATTGGCGACAGTTTTGGAACAAAATGCCATCTGGGCCAGAAAGATCAGCCGCGACTGCTCTTTTCGCCAATAAGTTTGATCGTGACAAAGCTATCGATCATCTTTTGAGAGACATTGAGTACAACTCTGCGCGTGGCGTTCCCGGCAAATACGGAAACGGACCTGATATTGAAGAAGGTCATCGCTTGCTGGCTCAAGAAGGCCAACAGGCGTTGGATATTTTGAGAAGTGGTCAGATTGCTGGTCCGCGCACATACGAGGTCAATATCCGCGCCAATCCAGAGCAGTTTTTGGATTGGGACAAGCCGCTACGAGAACAGCCTGAAGTGGTGCAAAACTTTTTTCAGGCGCGCGTCAATCCAAGTAAAGGGCGAGCGTATAATGATGATGAATTTCGCTCGGCTTTTGGCAATCCGCTTTCTGGTACGCCCTATGAAGGCGCAGCAAGTTCGCGTGGATTTTTAGAGCCAATTTTGAGCGGAGGCCAAGAAAGTGCAGATTTTGTTAACTTGGTGGCAAAAAGTAACCCCGAGGCAGCATCTTCTTTGCAGGCAGCAATAGATAAATATGCTCGCTTCAATAGCCCTACTGGTGCGGATGTATATCAAGCAATCGCTCATAGTAATCGCTCAACTATTGGTTTTGTGCCATCTTTTGATAGGGGCGTGAGCGCATCTCAAGAGCTTCTTGAGGCTGGCATCCCCGGCATCCGCTATCTCGACAGAGGCTCTCGCGGCGCTGGAGAGGGCTCCAGAAACTATGTCGTTTTCGATGACCGCCTCGTAGACATCATGAGGAAGTACGGGCTTCCCATGATGACGGCGGGAGCGGGCGCAGCGTCCATGGCGGATCAGCCCGGCGTGGCTATGGAGGCTGGCGATATGGCGAGAGACGGCTACGCAGGCGGCGGCGTAATCAGGCGAGCCATCGAAGCCGCCCGAAAGGCCGTGGCCCCTGAAGACCTCCTGATGGGGATCCACAACACCGCCGAAGGCCGCAAGCTGGACATGATCGAGCGGCTTGGCGGCTTGCCGGCCCCCAGCATCGCTATTACGAAGCCGTCGCAGGGTTACACGTCGTTTGGCGACATCTCTTTGGTTGCGCCGGTCGAGATGGTGACTCCGGGGCGAAAGACGCCGGTTTTCGGGTCTGACGTGTACTCGCCGCGCTTTCCTGACGTGGAAGATGATCAGATCTTCCGGGGCTTCACGCCCGCCGGCAGGCGTCGCTATGCGCCACTTACCATGGAAAACGTGTTGCGTGAGATGAAGGGCAACATCCGTGGCGGCGAGAGCTTCAACTATGGTCCAGCATCCATCCGGGCGCAGGTGACGCCGCAGTTTGGCTCTCTACCGGAGATGCAGGCGGCCCGAGACAAGATCATCCCGGCCAGCGAGTTTGGTGCTCAGAAGGATATGTCCGCTGAGATGATGGAGCGCTTGCGCGAGCGCTTTGAGCCATACTTTAAGCCGACTGATTCATATCGTCGATCTTGGTCAGCCTTCCCGGAGGTGCTGACTGATTATGCTCGCACGGGGAGGCCTTCTGAGTTTGCCTATGACTACAAAGACCTCCCTGCGGAGGCTTTGACTGATGCGCGCAGCTTCCTGTCTCATCTCCGCGACATGCCGACCGAGTATTTCGAGGCTAAGCCGCAGCGCGGGGTGCCCCTGAGCGAGTTTGCGGGGGCTGTTGTTCCTGCTGACGTGCCCGGAAGCGTTGTGGACCGCATTCGCAACATGGGCATCAATCGCATTGAAGAATACGGCGATGACGCAAGCCGCGCGGCGGCCCTCATGAAGTTTGTGGGCGAGCAGGGGTTTGCGGATGGGGGCGGGGTAAAAGGTGGCCGCCTCCTCGAAGACGAGTATCCCACGCAGTACCTGCCGAACGTCGGGCGTCAGGTGATGGCGGATGGTGGTTCGCCTGCGGCAGAAAAGTACGAGGCGATGCCCGGATTTTTCTCTCGCATGCTCGGGCTGAGTGGCGGCTCTCAGCCAGAAGCTGACATCCAGCAATACGAGAACCGCATGCGCGCTATTGCGCAGCAGCCCGAAGACATTCGGAGCATGACGCACGCGCCCAGCAAGCCGATGCGGCCCATCGAGATCGAGGGTGGCTTCATCGGCAAGCGGCAGCTCGGTGAGGCTCCCTACGACGTGGCTGGGCCGCTGTCGGGCATGGCGCAGGCTGCGTACTCGCTTAAGACCGTGCCGTTCTACTTCACGCCGGCTGCGCCATTGGCGGCTGCGTCTGACTTTGGAGAGGCGGTAATCGACACCAAGAGCGCCCTCGACAAGGGCGACTATCTTGGTGCTGGCGTGACAGGCGCTCTCGGCGTTGCAGCCCCTGCGGTTGCCTATCGCAGGCAGGCCGGAGACGCCGTGCGCAGCGGCCTTGAGGCGGCTCGCCGCTTCGTCGCCCGCAACCCCGGCACCGCGACTGCGGTTGGCGCTGGTGCTGCCACGCTGGCTCCGGAAGATGCCGAGGCGAGTGGTTCGGGTCTAATTCGCCGTGGGCTCGATGCGGTGCGAGGCGTCCGCGCTTACCACGGTTCGCCGCATAGCTTTGACCGTTTTGACCTATCCAAAATCGGAACGGGCGAAGGCGCGCAGGCGTATGGGCATGGGCTGTATTTTGCGGAAGCTGAGCCTGTTGCGCGGGGTTACAGAGACAAGCTGACTTCCGGAACCTACAAAACTTCGGCAGGAGAGATATTCGATCCTTTCACTTTAGAGCATTTGAATATCAAGGTTCCTGCTTACAAGAGTATCGACAATGCGATTGAGCGTGGTTTTGAACTTCTTCAAACCCAGCCTGAAAGGCGTGATTTGATCACCCGAGATCTTAATCGGTTGATGGCTGCGCGAGATGCGGGGGCTGTGCCAAACCCCGGCAGCATGTACGAAGTCAATATTCGCGCTAATCCTGAGCAGTTTCTTGATTGGGATAAACCTGCTGCTGAGCAGCCAATGCTTAACAGGCTTCCCATGATTACAGATCTTCGTCGCGACATTGGGCCTCAAGAATTTAATCGTATGAGCTTTGGTGGTGCGTATGAAACGCTTGGTAATGCTGGCGAGCTTGAGGAAGCAGCTAGAAAAGCTGGCATCCCCGGCATCAAATATCTGGACCAAGGCTCCCGTGGCGCTGGCGAAGGATCACGGAACTATGTCGTCTTTGATGACAAGCTGATTGACATACTTCGCAAATACGGCATCCCATTGATGGCCGCTGGAACCGGCGCGTCTGCGCTTCAAGACGTCTCGTCGCCGCGCGAGAAAACTGTCCCTTAACCAAGCGGCACGGGGGACGCCCCGTCAACTCCGGAGTGACGTGCATGTCTGACATGGCAAAGAAGGCCCGCGAGGCGATGAAGGGCAAGGCCCGAAAGCTCGCTGGTGAGAAGGATCAGAAGGTCGATAGCTCTGACTGGTCGCCCGCCGAGCCGCTGAACGCGGAAGTGAAGACGGGCATGCGCCCGATCTCTCGCCGGGCATACAAGTCTGGCGGCAAGGTCGAGGGCGCGAGCGCCCCGAAGAATCTTGGTCGTGCGCAGCGCAAGGCTGGCGGCAAGGCGATGGCCGAAGAGAAGGCCGAGGCGGCAGAGTACGCCAAGGCGAAGATCAACCGCGACGCCAAGGCGGCCAATCAGGAGCGCGAGGGCATCAAGCACATTGGCGCTCTGAGGACTGGCGGGCGGGCCAAGAAGGCTGATGGTGGATCGAACCGCAGCGGTGATGCGCGCTGGGATGAGAGCAAGGAAAAGTGGATCCCGCTGAAG